CCGCGTTTGAAACGTGGAAGTACTCAAGGTCGTCAAAGATTGCTGAAATCTCAGAAGAGACAACAATCCAGTTAGCACCACCTCTTAAAGTAGACTTATGGATTTGAGCAGAAATCTGATTGATTGCTGTAATCAATGTCTGATTCCAATCCTTTTGGTTGTACGCAGTTGAAGTAGTGTTTAACTTTCTCCATCCATCGTAGTCCCATCTTAATGTCCAAGCCGCACCTTTTCTTAAGTCTCTTAAGATTTCACGGTCGATTTCAGCCGCAACCTGCTCTGACAACAATGCTGTCAATTCAGCCTCAGCGTCAATGTTGTGGAACGCTGAAACGTCTTGAGCGAGTTCTGGTGACCACTGAGCTCTTAACTTTCTTTCTGTTACAGAAACAGTAACAGCCTCTAAGTCAAACGAAACTTCACCGATAGCGTCTTCGAATTCCAATGTTTCGTAGATTCTGTAATCAGCTTGTAAAGTCCATGCAGTGACTGTCTGTCCAGTATAACCGTCAACAGTGGCAGTACCACCAAGTGCAACTGGTACACTACTATCAATAGACAAGTAGATGACACCATTAGCATCGCAAATGTTATCATATGAACCACCAGGTCCATCACTTGGGAATGTAGTTGGTGTAGATGAACCGTACTGAACGATACCCTTACCATACTTCTGAGTTACAACTCTGAATGGTAAATAAGTTTTGGTTGCACCTGTGTAGTAAACTTGCAATGAAGAAAGGAATTCTTCAGTGTCCATAGCGTTACCGTCAGGTCCGATTAACTTACCAGCACCTGCGTTTGAGAAACCTGATAATGCAACTAAGATTTCTTTTACGTTAAGACCTGTGTAGTCTGAACCCAATGAACCGACTACTAACTCACCATCACTCCACTTAACAGCGGTCAATGACTTTGTTACATCACTAAACTTACCTTTAGAGTAGTCAAACAATCCTGCTGGGTCATCCTCAGGGATTTCACCTTCGTAGAAACGGTCATACAAGTTTGTTGCATTAGTGTAACCTGAAGTGCTTGATGTAGGACCACCTGGTGCTCCGAATGGAGGGATGTGTGAACCGTCAGAATTTCTGTTCTGAATCTTTGGTACAAAGTAGAACAACTTACCGATTGGTAGGTTCATAGCCTGTACAGAAACGATGTCGTTAGCCAATAACTTAGAGAAAACTCTTCTTACGATTGGGAAAACAACAGTTTCAAAAGAACCTGAACTGTCAGAAGCAGCTGCTTCGTTTATCAAATGAGACGCTTGGTTTTCATACAACTGCGCCATATTTTCTTTTAAGTGACCCTTAAGTCCGTCGAGGAACCCTAACTTGTCCCACTTGTTGATTGTGTCTTCCTTGATAACTTTTAAGTGCTTAAGACCGATGTTACCAACTAGACCTGATTCTAATAATGCTCCCATTTTAATAATTTTTTAAGGATTTTATTTTTATTTTAATTTACTCATTAAATCTTTCATTCTTAAGAACTGAGGATTTTCATAAGTTTTACTCTCAATTAGATTGTTAGCAGAACCCTTAGTAGGTGTCTTAGTAACTTTAGATTGTACTGATTCAGTAACAACATTTTGTTCCTTACCTCCCAAGTCTTCTTTAACTGTCTTATAAAGAGATTTTGATTCTTTAAGAGTTTCGACACCATCGAAACGTCTTAATATATTTATTTTTTCTTGCTTCGTTGTAGAATGTTCTGTGAACAAACGAGTAGCGTATGCCAAGTTAGAATTAAATACCGCGACCTCATTTAACTTTTCCTTAAAGATGTTGAGTGCTTTTCTGTACTCTTCATTCTTTTCTCTAAGTTGAGTTAGTTCTTTTTGAACTGACTCATTATAACGAGATTTGTTTGGAATAGTTTTTGGTTTTGGTAAACCCTTACTCTTTTCTGAAGAGGCTCTTTGACCTTGAGCTAAACTTCTTTCGGTCATTTCTTCCTCTTCTTCAGACATTTCTTCTTCAGTGGTTTCGTAATCTTTGTGAGACTTAGAGTCGTCACCTTTCTTACCTCCCCAACCTTCACCCATTTCTTCATGAGTTTCTTCTTCTTCGTAAGCTTCTTCTTCTTCACCAATTTCGATTTCATATACAACGTCTTCTTCTTCGTAAGCTTCGTCACCTTCAGACACTTCGTCTTCAGTTTCCATAACTTCTTCTTCATCTTCTGATTCACCTAACTGAATCACATATTCTGCGTCTGTTTCGGTATCGGCCAAATGAACATCATCACCGTCTTGTTTAACAATGATACCATCATCTTCACCCATAGCCTTAAAGACCTTTAAGATTTCGTCGTCAGAAGCTGCAGTTAAATCGAGTGGTAAAAGAACTTCTTCTTCGTCGTCAACTTCCAAGTCGTCACCAGGTAAATCAGTCATTAACATTTCCTCATCACCCATTTCCAACTCTTCGTCTTCTTCATTATCAGAAAGTGCGTCGTCTAAGTCTAATTCAAGACCTTCTTCCTCACCTTCATCTTCATCCTCAACATCCATATCTAATTCAAGTTCTCCTTGTTCAGATATTTCAGTATCAGAAAGTTCAATCTCATCTTCTTCAGATAAAGATTCTTTTACTAATTCGCTGATTTCTTCCTTCATAGTAGAAGCAAGTATTCCTTTTGCATTGTTTGTAATAGCCTCTTGCAAGTTTTCCATTTGCAATAAAGCTTCTTCAACTAAGTTTTTTTCTGCCATTTTTAATATTTAGCAATCGTTTATTATTACATATAAATATGTCTAATAATAAAAAAGTGTTTTTTTTATAACTTTTAACAAAAAAAAATCGGGGTTTCCCCCGATTTAAAAAATTTTCGTACCTGAATACGATATTTATATACTTTCGTATCTACATACGATATTACTCGTAAACTTCGTCAATTTTACTTTCTACACATGCAGTGATTCTCCAATCATACGTAAAGTCTTTGAAGTTTTGTGTCACTTTAGCTTCTACATCGGTAACGTTATACCCCTTAACCAACTTCTCTTCTCTAATCTTTTTGATTTTACCTGAGTTCTCATCAGGAAGGTCATACTGTACCTTTGCAACAAAATATTTTTCGTCCATAGTAATTATTTTTAATAAGGTTTAATAACCTAAATAATCGGAAAGTCTTTTCATTAAGTCAACACTTGCACCTAATCCACCGTCAATTCTTGGTTCCTGTGAACGTAGTTGAGTCTCTTCTTCCAAGTTCTCCTCATATTTACCTCTGTCGTCTTTATTTAAGAAAAGGTATGCTCCTGGTGTAGAAGGTGACGACACCAAGTCAAAACAGATTAATTCAAAATCATCCTGTACTTCATTTCTTTCCCCCTTCTTTACGAGTGAACCTACACCACGAGAAGAAACACCCATAGTAACACCTTGTCTCATTAGATTGGCTGCTTGGTCACCAGGACAAGACACCACACCTCTTTCGTGAAAACCTGGTGAAGTTAAAAGTTTTATCTTACCCATAAGAGTATTACCTTCCCACCATATCTCAGTTATAAGGTGTGATACTCTGTCCAAATCAATTAATGATGATTCAGGGTGGTTAAGTTCTGAGATAGACAATCCTTTTTGAATCGCTTTGTTATATGCGTCAGCCTCTCTCCTTAATATCTTTTCAGGATATACCCTTCCGTTACGGTTGGGGGTGTCATACTTCTGTAAAGTGGCGTAAAACTCAAAAGGTTTTGAATGGTCTAAATGACCATAGGATTCTCTAATCACTTCTGCGTTACGACTATCGTGCGGGTTAATTGTTCCTGCGTCCCACTCAACTAAAATACCCCTACCCGTATCGTTTGGTCCTAATATATTCATGTTTTTTCTTTATAAATATATCAGACCAACTCTTTTGTCGTTTTACTCTTATGTACTTTAAAGTATTTCATACCTTTCAAACAATCAGTATATACTCCATTAATGATTGTTTTAATTTTGTCTTTTAGTATTGGTGACTTAAAATCCATATGATTTTTAACATACAGAGTTATTTCTAAATTCATAAAACTCCTTTTCCCCTTTTGTATCCCACTACTCCTCAAGTCCAAATCTACTATATTAAACTTCTCAAATAGCTCAGGGTCAACAACCTCAATAAGTGCGTGTTTGATATTCCTTTCTAATATACCAGTGGCTCTATCCCAATTTTCAAATTCTTTTATGGGTTCTACCCACGATTGTAACACTACATATACTGTTTTTAAATTTTTTGCATCTACAGTTCCGTAATAACATTTTGCGTCACTAAATAATTTTATTTGTGCCGTTTTTCCCTTTTTCATATAATCCCATCTTTACTTAAAGTTTATTTATTTAAGTAAAATATAGTATATTATTAGTCTTATGTCAAAAAAAGTCATATTTATATATAATGCTAATAGTAAAAGTTAAAAAAGGTAATATAGAAAGGGCTCTTAAAGAGTATAAGTACAAAGCTCATAGGACTAAACAAATGCAAAAGATTAGAGATAATCAAGAATATACTAAAGATTCTGTAATACGAAGAGAAGAAAAAAAGAAAGCAATTTATGTAAATAAAAAAAGGGACTCTGAATGAGTCCCTTTTTTTTATTCTTCTGACCCCCTATTTCGGGAGAACTTTTCAATTGTTGTAAATCCTAATCCCGCACCTACTATATACATCATACCATCCCAAACAAATTGTTGTAGAGGTATATCCATAAAGATATTTGCAAGGAAGGCGATACACATCATAAAAAATGCTAAGATGGTAATAAATCTTTTAGATGATTTTTGACCATCCACATCACCCATTAAGGACATGAAAAATTTTTTCACTTTAGTTTACTTAAAACCCACCCTTTTAAAAGGTCCCAGTTTCTGGTAAAGAAAACACCGAAGGCAACACCCGCGAAAATTTTCTGACCTGTAGTCCACAGGAATAAACCTAAGAGTAATCCAACGATACCTTCAATACCGTTAGCGACAACCCAATCTTTACATAGGTTGTAAATTCTTAATACGAAATCTTTAATTGTAGTCATAATCCTTTTTCTAATTGTTTTAATTTATACAATGAGGTTAATGTTTGTTTAGACTCATTGATTTTGTTTATTGTTTTCTGAATTTTGTCTTTTAATTCTGTATCGGTAGACTCATTTAGGTTTACCTGTAACTTTTCTAAAATTTGTTTTTTAGTTTTTTCTATCTCTTCAGTTAAGTTTTTACCTTTTAATGAGGTGTAGAAATTAAGTTCTTTTTTTTCTTCTTCACTTAACGTCTCTATTTCTTTATTAAGTGTTTTGTTGGCGATTGACATCATAGAAGATATTGGTAAATTTATATTTCTCTTTTCCTCGGTAACTTTTTTTGATAATAAAGTTCTTTTAATTCTCTGTTTTGACTCCAACAAGGACTCCAATTCTTTAACTACGTTTTTAGTATAAATTTGTTTGTCAATATCTTCGTAGTTGTTGTCAACATCCTCTTTAAGTAGGTCATTTATCCACTCACTTAATTCTTCTATTTTTTTCTTATTATTGTCTATAATAGTCTTTAAGTGGTCAAAAGATTCTGTAATGTAATCATCAACAATACTTTCATTTAAACCTTTTTCAGATGATAATTCATCATAAAGGTAATACGCCTCAGATATTGATTTATTCTTTATTACGTGGGACGCAAACCCTTTAAGATTATCTTTGAAGGACGGTTTACCGTAACTACTTTCTAACAATCTTTCTATTTTAGTTTTTATTATTCCGAATGAACTCATAACATTATTTTTTTAATAAATATCAATCTTTTAGTAATGCGTTCAATTTATCCTCAATTTCACCTAGTGAATGTCTACCTTTTGATAAATCCAAAATACTTTTTCCGTTAATTAGGTCGTCCTCAACTAATAAATCTAAATCTTTATTTCTTACAAATCTTTCTACTGGTACCTCTTCTGGTGCTTCTCCACCTCCTTCATCTCCACCACCTAAATCATCACCACCTAAATCACCACCACCTAAATCACCACCACCTAAATCACCACCAAAGTCTAAACCTCCCCCACCTGATGGTGGAGCACCTCCTAAGTCACCCATTCCAGTATCTGTAGTTTCACCACCTTCGGCATCACCACCCTCACCAGGTTTGTTACCATATAACTTATCAATGTTCGCGAATATACCTGTTTTACCGATAACTTCAGGTGTCTTTTCAAGTTCAGATGCAACTGCCCTTTCTATTCTTTGTTGTTGTAAATCAAGTTTAATTTCCTCGTCACTAAATCCAAGAATATGTTTCTTAGCCCAAGACGACGATACAGGTAATATACCGTTACCAGGGTCAGTAACCGCATCTCTATAAAGTTGAATCTTTTGTTGCCATTGTTCAACCTTAAGTAAGTCGGCTTGTGTTGATGGGTTAGTTAATCCTAATGTAAAGTTACCTAATTCATCCTCAAAACCTAATAGATATAAGTGAATAATTGCGATTTTATTCAACTCCTGTATCATAGATTTTTGTATCCTATTAATGGTACGTGCAAAACGAATATCTTGTAAAGATAGATTTTTACCGTCACCTACAACTTCTTCAAAACCTAAGAATGCTTTTGGTACTCTTAAAGAAGTTAAAAGTTTTTTCTGAATATATTCAATATCAGCTATTTCTGACAAATTCTGAGCCCCTGGTAGGGTGTCAATTGGGTTTGGTGCGTTAGGGTCGCGAACAGGTATAAAGTAATCTTGGTCAACGGCCATTTGATTGTAACGTAAATCAACATTACCATTCTGAGAATCTACTACTTGGTCTCTTTTAAACTTATTAGCGACTCTGTTTACGTATGGCTCAACGTCTTTATCATCCATATTACCAACAAATACTTTAAATACACGTCTTTCGGGGGCTCTTGATGTTCTGTATATTAACATCGCATCCTCCGATAAAATTAATTGTTTCCAAATACGTCTACCTTTTTCTAACATAGATGTACCATAAGGTAATTTTCTATCATCACCTAACAATCTGAAGTGAGCTACTTCCCATGTGTTAAATTCAATATCTTTATTTTGCCATAAGAACTTTAAGGAATCATTATCAGTGTCAGTACTATTTCTTTCAGGTTTAATTTTCATACCTCTTTCCTGACGCGTAATCTCAATATTAGGTAATTGTTGTGCACCCATAACACCTTTTTCGGGACTGAGTTTAAGATAAACAAAATTATCACCATACTTACATGTATTACGTGTCCACATAGGTAAATTTACGTTTATATCAAGTCTATTGTTAAATAAGTCACCTAAGACAGATTTTATTCTTTTACTCTCAGAATATATTTGAAGGATATATCCGTCCTCATCTGGTGTAGTACTCTCTTCAGAGTATATATCTAAAGCCGCCGAAATTTCAGGAGTGTACTCCATACTTTCGTAATCATAAAACGATGCTAATCTTGTTGGTTCATAATAAACGGCTTGAGTATAAAGGTTATTTTCTATCTTTTGCCATTGTTGCCCTAGATATAAAGTTTGTTGTGCTTGTAATTTTTCCCTCTCGTATTCTTTTTTATCGGGAGTTTTTAAAATCTGTTTTTTGTCAAACTGATAAACAGGTGCTTGTTGGTCTAAAGTAGAATCAGGACCAAATACCTTTGTTAATCGTTGCCATATTGTATAATTAGTATTGTCAGCCATCGTTTTTTTAGATAAATATAAACTTTACTTGAATTAATTAAAGTTTATCTTCTTCCTCCACCGAATAACCACCCATAATCTTGATAATCTTTTTGTGTGAAACCATTGGGTCTTCTGTGGTCGTTTACATTATTCGGCATCATAGGTAAGCCCGGATTAAACTCTTTTGAACTGTTCTTAACCGGAGTCTCGTTAACCATCCAACTTTCCATCATTGCCTTTGTTTGTTCAGTCACTTTTTCAAGTTGCGTGAACGAGTTTTCCCCTACATATATTGCCATAGCCATTGCCATTATAAGGTCATCGTGTTGTCCTTTTATGTGGTCAGGTCTACCGTTCACATATACAAATGTGTTTAATTCATTCATTAAACGAGAAGAACGTACAACGAAATTATGTCTCAACGCCTCCTCAAAAGATGCCACAATCTGAACTCTTTTTGAATTAAAATTTAAACCTGGTATTTTTTCTATAGTTTTTGGGTTATACTTCCATTTGTCAGCGGTGTTAGTTCCCTCAACATATAAGTCCTTATAATTCATCTCCTGAAGCTTACGTGCTGTAGACACACCCATACCACCTGTAATATCAATTACAATAAACGCAGAATACATTGTAGCCCATTTATATGCCACTTCAGCGGCTACATCGGGAGGTATCTTACCCAGATATTCTAACACCTGTTCTCTTTCATCAAAATCTATAATACAGAATGTTGTGAAGTCTTCACTATCCCCACGAGAAACATCAATACCCATAATATATTTGTGTCCAACAACTGGTTCTTTCCATTGCCATAATGCACCTCCCATAAATTTGTTTTCAGGGTCACGAATAAAATTTTCTTTTATCTTTTCTACAGTGTCTGATGGGATAACATTATCACCTGAACCTAAGAAATTACACTCCAATTCCTGAGCAATCTTACGTCTATCAAACTTAAGTTTTTTAGACATTCCCTCAAACCATGTAGAATAAGGTTTATAACCATCTAAGAAATGGGTTTTAATTTCCTCAAAATCCCTTTCCATGGGGTTTATGTGTGAATAATCAAGAATTATTTCATCATCGTTGTAGTCTTCCCTATTCAACATGTAATGAACAATATCATTACATTTAATTAGTTTTAAATCTTTCGCGTAACGAGGGTCACGATACCAATACATTTCTGTAATTTTAAAATCGTTCATTCCTCTTAAACACTGGTCATAGATAGAATAATATATGGGGTCAAAACCGTTAGGTGTGGATATTACAATTACTTTACCACCTGTAGAAAGTGAGGCCATACATGCGGACCAGAAATCATTGTCCGCCTCAATAAAAGCCGCCTCATCAAATACGAGAATTGTTGGTGTATATCCACGAAGGGCGTCTTTAGATGTCGCGACTGATTTTACCTCACAACCGTTATTTAGTTTGTAATGTCTCTGTGAATTTTTCTCATTGGAGAAGCTGATACCAAACCAGCTCGGCCATTGGTCGATAAAAGCTCGTATCTTACCCGCCATCTCAACTGAGGTGTCAAGTTTGTTGGCAATAATAAGAATTTTTTCAGGTTTTGTTTTTGAAGCAGTAACTAATTTTTTTGATATCCATGCGGATGTTACTGTTGATACACCTGCCTGTCTATACTTAAGAGCGATATTTTCTTCGTGAGTATCGTAATCATTTATTAGATGTTCTTGGTCAGGAAATAACTGTAACGGCACATATTTTGACTGTGTATTATCATATGTCTGTAGATATGTCTTTAACGCATACGAGGTGTCTTTTACACACCTCGCATACTCTAATAATACTTTTTCTTTTGTTAACGCCATATAGACATTTTAATAAAGTTTTATGTTAAAGAAATACCTAAATCACCTAATAGGTCATCTAAGTCCATATCGTCATCATCATCACGGTATTGTGACATTGCATCATCATATTCCTGTTGTTTTAACTCTGAAATGATTTCACTAACCATTTTATCTACTAATTGTTTACCTTCATCTGAACCTGACAATATCATTCTTGCAACTTCAAAAAATTCATCTGTAGATAACGCAGAGAAACGAGAAAATAGGTAGTTCTGAATTTCCCTCATATCGTCATCAAATAACTTTTCAGGGTAAGACGCTTTAAATTTGTTCCATATAACCGGACCCAATCTCAAATCCCATACCTCATAAGGTAATGTATCAGTTTGACCCATAACCATTTCAGCGGCCTTAGGGTCGTCAGGTAATCCCGCGGTCCCTAATACTTCATACACACCTTTAATAAGTTCATGTATCAATACAGGGAAGAATAAACCCTTAGCCCTAATCGTTGGAGGGTCAGTAGTGTCGTCAACTTCTTCAGACCCTTGTACTCCTTCTCCACTTCCCGCCGCTGACATAACCATTTGGTCGGGGACAATCCAATATAATAAATCATTAATTGACATTAAAACACCATATAGATTTAAAAGTTGAGGATTAATAGTATTTAATTGTTCTTCAACCATGTGAAACATATAGTGACCCTTTTTAGACGCCCCTTGAATTAGTGAGTTAATAAACCTTCTTTTTGCTTTTTCTAAATCGAACTTTTCGAAGGCGGCCATAAAGTTTTCTAAGTCATCTTCAGCCTCATCAGCATCAACACCAAACTGTTGTTGTACCTCTTCATCGTCTAATTCTTCAGGTTCGGATATCATTTTAGATGTATCAATCTGACCCGGCATTGATTGCAGTTCTACATCGTATTGGAACGCATCATCAGGAATAGATAATTCTTGTTTTACCAAATCAACGGCTAACTGCTCCAAATAACCTTCGTTATTAGATTCAATAGATTTAACTGTTTGTACTGCCTGTTGTAACATCATCTGAAGTTGCATAAAAGCGTTTGGTCCTGATACGTCTTGCATACCAGTGTAACGCTTTACTGTTTCAACAACTTCTTTAAATCTTTCAGATGCAACTAACTCGGCAAATGAATTATCAAATTCGTCCTCATCTTTACCAGGTAACGCAGGGTTATCAGATAAAGGAGTTTCACCGCTGGAGATTTTTCTTTCAACTTCTCTGTCCATTCTTTCAGGACCGTCATATTCAATCGCTTCTTTCAAACGAGACATAATTTGTTTTACTGACTTACTCATCTCTAAACTGTATATTTAAATTACTAAATTTAAGGAATTCTGGTAATCCTCTCTCCTCACCTGCTTTAGGTTTTGGACTATGTTTTGGTTTGTAAGGTGTACCTCTTTCAGGTTTAACACCAGGTTTAACCGTAGGTCTTGCAGGCGCAATTTCAGTACCCGCTTTAGGTTTTGGACTATGTTTTGGTTTGTAAGGTGTACCTCTTTCAGGTTTAACACCAGGTTTAACCGTAGGTCTTGCAGGTGCAATACTCGGTTGCTCAGAAAGAATATCTCCTTTTGTAAACATCTTACCTTTTGTTTTCTTAATCAAAGATACAATACTTTCCTCAATTTGTCTAATTTTATCTTCATTACTTTCTTTTTTAACACAGTTAGGAACTCTTTTCCCAAACATAGTTTTCATACCTTTCTTTTCATACCCTTTCCAACATTTTGTACCTTCGTTTACTTTTTCAGGTAATGAGTCAAAATCTTTAGTGTCGTCAGAAAACTCTTTGGCCATTTTACACCACTTTGATTTTGGTCCCTCTTCTTCACACTTGGCATAAAATAACCTTTGTTGTGATTTTGACTCAAATTTTTCGTCAACTTCACCTTCAAACATACCTAATGTAGTTATTGGAGTTTTCATTTTAGGTTTACCGAATAATGACTCCAAAACTTCCTCTTCATTAATATCTTCAAAGATACCCATACCATCATTAGCATTCATATTATCTGATGGTCCATCTTCATTACCTTCAGGATTTGGGTCTTCGTTAGGGTCTAAGTTCGCCATTTTATCTAATGCTGCGGAATCTTCCTCTCCCATTTCTTGAGTTACCGTTACTGAACCATCATCGTTAGGTGTAACGGTACCATTAACATTTAGTCCTCCGCTTTTATCTTTCATCTGTTGTACCTCAGACTTACTGTATGTTGTCTTTTGCACAGTAGAGGTTTCCTCCTCATTAACAAGTTTTTTATAAATCTTATTAAGATGATAGTCGTTCATTTTCTTAATAGTATCATAAGAAAATCCCTCATCTAGTAGTCGTACTATTTTATGTTCTTTATTCTTCATGTGTCACAAAACTTTTTTCATAAGAAAGAACGATATCTCTTTCGTATAATTTATCTTCTACGGATTTTACAGAATCACCATATCTGAAGACAAGACGAGTATAGTTGTCGTCAATAACATGTTCAGAATCTGATTTTTCCCAACCCAACGCAATAACATCTTCTACTGCGTCATAAACAGAAAAAAAGTCAGAGTTTTGAACTAGTTCCAACTCAATATCTGAGTTTCTCAAAACACCAACTTTCTTAATGTATTCAATATTTGGGGGTGATGGTCGACCTGAAGCTGGTTCAGCATCCCACTCATCACCCCATACTTCTTCTACGTCAGAGAATATAAACTCATATATATTATCCCCCTTATAGTTGGGACCCAACTCGTTGACGTAGATTAACCTCATAGCAATTCTCCATTAGGTGATACCTTAAGTTGTTTACCGTCAATTTCAAAGACTAAGTTGTTTTTATTAGTCTTACCTAAGAACTTAGTGTTTTTATTTTCCTTCATTAAAAACTCAGAAGTTAGTTCTTGTTCAAAAGTTTTAGACATTTCTTTGATTTCATTTTTAACTTTTACTTTTTGAACTTTTTCCGTAATAAACCTCATAACGTTTTTATTAACATTTTCCTTTTTTTCTTCTTCGGAAATAACAAAATACTTAGATAATACCTTATCAACCTTTGATTCGGCAAAAACCTCATCCAATACAGTATCAATAGGTGAGTCACCCTTTCTTCTACGTAGTTTAATAGGTCCTAATTTTGCGTATTTATCATACAAATCAGGTCTTTTTCTACTAAAGACTTTTTGGTTGTCAGGTAATATACCTAATAATTTTTCAAAATCATCTGGACCAAATTCCTCATCATCTTCATATTCAAAATCAAACTCCCCACCATAAGGTCTATCAAACTCATCCATCCACTGACCATCATAAGGACTTTGTAAGTACATACTACCCTCAGCCAATTCTTCATCGGCAACAGGTTCTTCTTCCACGTCCATATCCAAGTCTAAGTCCATCTCATCTTCACCACCTAAATCTAAATCACCTTCCATATCATCATAGTCAATCTCTTCTTCAAAATTAGCTAAAATATCATCTTTATCTTCTTCGTCTAATTTTTCTAAGTCAACTGCGGAAATGATTGAATTTAATACGTATTTAATATTTTCAGATGTTAGACCTTCTTGTGAGTCAAGAGTTCTTAGTTTTTGACCTAACTTACCTGTTAATTTTTGAATTGTTTTAAAAGAGGTGTCTTCGTCGTCGTCACCTCCTTCTAATGGCTCTTCACCACCCAAATCCATATCTAAATCTAATTCTTCTTCACCACCTTCAGGGGTTTCCAAATCTAAATCCATATCTAAACCTAAATCTTCACCACCTTCAGGTGATGGTTCAGGTGCGGGAGGAGGTGTAGTATAACCACCCATATCACTCATACTTGCTTCAGGTGTCTTTAAAACAAACTTTTTTTCTTCACCTATTAAGTTAATATTTTCAGTATGTTCGTGTATGCGGTTTAATTCACCCGCCAATAAGTTTAATTTTTTCATTGCTTGAGAATATGACTTATGATACTTTCTGTTTTTCATAGGTTCAATATAATCAAACTCTGACTCGTTAATTCCTCTTTTAACTATGTACCCATTCTTTTCATTTACAATTGAGTAGTAGTTTCCATCGGCTAGTTGTATTGTATAATCAGTCCTATTTTCATTTAAACTTTGTGAAGTCTCATTATAACGAGCGATTTCAAGGATACGATTAATCTTATCCATTCCTTGTAATTTTTCACTACCTAAAGGTCTTAAATCTGCCATATTTTTATTTTTTAATTTCGTTTAACTATTAATACCAGAGCCTCCGATTCTAACTGAACGACACTGTTTTGATGGTATAATAACCAATGTATTACCACTCCAATCAACTGTGTTAATTTCTGGATGAATAGTTTCAGTGTCTCCACTGTATATTTTATACTCAGTTGCGTCTGTACAAGCGGTTATTGCCATAATAATATTTTTTAAATAAATATGTAGTAAATACGTATTTTCTTTTTTTTTCTATTTAAGGTGATATTTTTTCTTGTATTGACAAATTTTTATCAATCAATTCATTTTTATTATCAAATAGTTTTTGGATATATCCGTTACGTCTTAAAAATTTAAAAACTAAATTTTCGTTTGAGTATTCACCTCCTCTTTCTAAACCACAACTACGATATTTTTTTATCTTTTCCTTTAATTTATCTATCTTTTCAAGACCATCAGGTAATGAGTCATCTTTTAAATCCTTAAGTAATGTATCAATCATATTCATCCATTGTTTTGACTTAACTTCAATTTCATTTTTATCAATACTAACCTCTTCAGGTTTTGGTTGTGTCAGCCATTCATCATATAATACTGAATAAACTCCTGTTGACATATGAGGCTCATTCATGTCTTGGACATATGTTTCAACCTCGTATCCCTTCACTGTTATATCGTGCTGTGAATTAAAAACCGTTCTTTTTAAATTAAACAAGTCTCGAAATAATTCCTCTTCTTCTCCTGATTCTTTAAAGTCATATATTATGTGTAAATCTATATCTGAAAACTCAGACCAGTTAAAGTTTGCTAACGAACCTGTCATAGTAACATCCTGTACGAAAATATCAAAACCAAGAAAACTTATAAATTCATTTGCAATTTTTAAAAGACCATCTCTTATTTCTGGTTTAATTTTTGAATTTTCTACATCATCATGGTTTTCCCAAATCTCAGAATTAAGAGTGTCTTTAGTGTAAAAACTACTAATTATTTTATTGTCTTGTTCCATAATTAGCTCTCTTCTTTTATAACTTTTTTATAATCATATTTTTTTGCAATTTCTTTATTAAAGAAACTCCCTTGTGACTCAGACATTCTAAATTTAGTATAGATAGACCACGGTACGTTATTATACTCGTAACACACTTCACCAGGAAATATCACAATCAAGTTATTTGTTATAGTATCATACTCAGTTCTGACTAACATAGATGAATCTATCTCATTTATTATTTTTGAGCCTATTATTTTTTCTGATTTTATAGCCATGTTAAAAGGTTTTCATTATTATAAATACTTCTATGAATAAAAAACCCCTCATTTTACTGAGGGGTCGTTTTTTAAGACTTAATCTTTTTCAGTTTGTCTCGTAATTTAATTGCTTTTTCAAACTCCTGTTTTGTAACTGCATCATCAAGCTGTGATTGTAGTTCATTAATCTTTTCTTGATTAGACTCTATAGATTTAATTTGGTCTCTAATTTCAGCGGCGGTTTCATAATCCTGTTTATCAATTGCATTTTCTAATTGGATTTTTAGTTCGCTCACTTCATCTGAACCTTTTGTGGGTAATTCAGTGTTATACCTATATATAGAGGTTATTTGATAAGAACCGTCATCTGATGTAAATGTTTCTTTTGTCCATGTACCATTTTCATCGTCACCGGATTCTACATTTTTCTTACCTCTAACCATCATAGGACTACTGTAAGAATTAAATCCATCAAATAATGAGTCAAACTCAGAGAACAAGTCATTAAAATTAAATCGTCTACGTAACATTTTTTTTGGTTTTTTAGTTTAAGTTTATTAATTTTACAACGATATTATCAATATCATGCCAAACCAAAAATCAATACACATAACTGACATTCTGTCATATAAATTTAAAAACGACTGACAGATTGTCTACGGTTGATTTAATGGTATAATCTTTACTATATTTGTATAAAAAATGAAACACAGAAACGACTTACCACAATTTTTAAATGAGCGTAATCTTACAAACTCAGGAGTTGAAATAGGTTGCTTTAAAGGAGAATACTCTAAACACATAGTTTCAAATTGGTTAGGTAAATTATATATGATAGACCCGTGGAGACCTCTTGGTGAGGATTACTCAGACATTTCTAACCATAAAAATCACATAGATTCCTATTCTAAATCTATGGATAGTATTGTGGGTTTTGAGGATAGAGCTCTTATGTTAAGAGGTTTAAGTACTGACTTTGTTGAAATATTTGAGGATAATAGTTTAGACTTTATATATATTGACGGTAATCACTCATATGATTATGTTAAAAAAGATGTAGAAATTTGGTATCCGAAAGTAAAAAAGGGTGGGTTAATTTCAGGTCACGATTACATATTATTGGATAATTGGTACGAAACCGACTTTATTGAAAATAAAGGTAAAGATAAACACATATGGAGTAATGACGGAAGTGATAAACCTTATTCATACGTAGGAGTTTTTGGTGTAAATACGGCCGTTGATGAGTTTTGCAAAATTAATAACTATAAACTTAACTTGACTGAAGAATTTTTTTCTACTTGGTACTTTATTAAAAAATAAATTATGAATTTTAAAATTATACAATCAGGCATTAATAGATATGATGAAAGAGAAATTAAATCTATGGAACAGTTAAAAACATTAAGTAATTTATTTAATGTTAGGTACATTCGTATCGAGAACCCCCCGTATGAATGGGATGCCCCTGTAGATGAAATTTTTAAAGGATGGACAGGATTTTACAGAGGTAAATCTAAAAGATATGAAGAGCAGGGATTGACTGATAGACACTATGGTGCTTGGTTATCACACAAACAATCTATTATGGTTGGGTTTTCCGATAAAGGGCATTCCCTAATATGTGAATCCGACTGTAAAATTATCAACCTTGATTTATTTAAAAAAAGAATAGAAGAGTCTATTAAAGTACTTAATGAAAACCCTGATTACCCAATCATAAGATTTGAGCCCCCAAATAATCCTGCAGGATTTGTTACTAATTTTAATAAACAAGTTAGTGAAAATATTTTTGAGTGTGACCGTATTACTTTAGGTCACTGTTATTTAATAAACGAAAATGCGAAGGAATTTTTTAATGACCTATACAATAAAGAGGGTTGGACAACTCCGGATGATTGGTTATTATTTAATTTCGGAGATAGGAAAATCCCGTTTTTATCCTTTAAAGAAACATTAACTTCTCAATTTGACGGATTTTCAGAAATAGATAAAATAGAAAAAAAATATTAAAAAATGATAGAATCAGTAGACCCAAACGAAAAAGGTGGTGGAAAGAAGAAAAAAGAGAACAATAGTTCAAGAACACCAGTACTTGATAACTTTTCAAGAGACCTGGTAAAACTAGCCTCTGAAGGTAAACTCGACCCTGTTGTGGGAAGAGAAAGAGAAATAACAAGAATTGCGCAGATTCTTTCAAGACGGAAAAAAAATAACCCCATTATTATTGGTGAACCTGGTTGTGGTAAAACAGCAATCGTTGAAGGTTTGGCAATGAAAATTTTTGAGGGTGACTGTCCCCAAAATCTGTGTGACAAAAGAATCGTGTCTTTGGACATGACCTCAATTGTTGCCGGAACAAAATACAGAGGTCAGTTTGAAGAACGTATGAAAGTTATCTTAGACGAACTTCAAGATAATCATGACATTATTGTTTTCATTGACGAAATCCACACAATCATTGGTGCAGGTAATACTTCGGGTTCATTAGACGCATCTAATATCTTTAAACCCGCTTTGGCCAGAGGTGAGGTACAATGTATTGGTGCGACCACTTTGGATGAATACCGTGAAAACATTGAAAAGGACGGGGCATTAGAAAGAAGGTTCCAAAAGGTAATGGTTGATGGTGCAACACATGAGGAGACTATGGAGATTCTTGAAAACCTAAAATCTCGTTATGAAGACCACCACAAAGTAAAATACACTAAAGAATCATTGGAGGCTTGTGTTAGTTTGGCAGGAAGATACATTACCGACCGTGAATTCCCTGATAAGGCTATCGACGTAATGGATGAGGTCGGTGCTCGTGCCCAAATTAACGTGATACTACCCCCTGTTATTGAGGAACTTCGTAGTAAGGCTCTTGAAATAAAAGAAAAGAAAATTCAGGTAGTTAAGAGTCAAAAATACGAAGAGGCTGCCAATCTTCGTGACCAAGAAAGAAAGATTATTGATAAACTTGAATACGAAAAACTTAAGTTCGAATCTGAAAAAGATGAAAAGAGAAAAGATATCACGGAGGAAATGGTTTATGAGGTAGTTTCTACAATGACAAAAATCCCTCTATCAAAACTTAGTAGTGACGATAAAGAGTCTTTGTTGGATTTAGAGTCTAATCTAAACGGAAATGTTATTGGTCAAGAAGACGCCGTTAGAACTATCTCCAAGGCAATCAGACGTAATCGGGTAGGTATAAAAGACCCGAATCGTCCAATTGGTTCCTTTATCTTTTTGGGTTCAACAGGTATTGGTAAGACTCACTTAGCAAAACAATTGGCAAAAGAGATTTTTGGTGATGAAGAGTCACTTATCCGTATGGATATGTCTGAATATCAGGAAAAACACTCTATGAGTCGTCTTATCGGTTCCCCTCCGGGTTACGTAGGTTATGACCAAGGTGGACAACTTACCGAAGCAGTCAAGAATAAACCATATTCTGTTGTATTGTTTGATGAGATTGAGAAGGCCAACAAAGATATCTTCTCAATCCTTCTACAAATGATGGATGATGGTCACCTGACAGATTCTTTTGGACGAAAGATTAATTTCCGTAACTGTCTTATTATTATGACATCAAACTTGGGAGTGAAAAAACTTCAGGACTTTGGTACCGGTGTTGGTTTTGATACTGCAACTCGTATTTCAAATAACGAAGCGATGAAAAAATCACTATTAGAAAAAGAGTTGAAGAACCACTTCACCCCTGAGTTTCTTAACCGTGTAGATGAGGTGGTTGTTTTTAATCCCCTCAGAGAAAACGAAGTGGAACAAATCGTGGAGATTGAACTTTCAAAACTTGACCGTAGACTTGTTAAGTTGGGTTACAACATTACAGTTGAACCGAAAGTTAAGAAGTTCCTGTCTGAAGTTGGTTTTGATGAGAAGTACGGTGCGCGTCCTATCAAACGAGCTATTCAAGAAAAGATTGAAGACCTTATCTCTGAAGAGGTATTAAGGGGAACCATCTCAGAAGGTAAACCCTACAAACTTAGACTGAAAGGTAAAGAAGAGGTAGTTGTAATTAAGGGGAGATAACTTCTCCCCTTTTTTATTTGGTTTATTGTAAAGTTTTATGTATATTTGTATAACAATAAACACACAATGAACAACGAACAACTCACCCGTCTCAAAGAAGTCCTCTCAGTCCCTACCAAAACCTATAAGGAGGACGGTATGGTTGAGTACATCTGTAAAGTACTTGATACCATCGACGGAGTCACGTATTATACAGATGGGATGAACAATGTGTATGCAACTAAGGGTTCACTTTCTGAAGGTGATTACTATCCTATGTTTATTGCGCATACCGATACGGTTCACGAGTTAGTTGATGAAATTGTTGTTGAGGAAGAGATGCTTGAAAAACCCCCTACCTTTGGTCGGACGTTTACTGAAGAACTTAACTTGTCATTGAAGGGATACACACCACACGGAAACCCAACAGGTATCGGAGGTGATGATAAATGTGGGGTTTTTCTTGCTCTCGAACTCCTCCGTGTTCTTAATACGGTTAAGGTAGGTCTTTTTGTTTCTGAAGAGACTGGTTGTCATGGTTCAAAGGAGTGTGACGTAGATTTCTTGAAGGATGTGGGTTACGCTGTTCAGTTCGATGCACCAGGTAATCACTTGGTTACTGAAGTGTGTTCAGGTACACGATTGTTTGAGGACGGTGGTGACTTCATCAGTCGTATTAAACCTGTGTTTGAACGTTCTATGGGTGTTTCCCCATACCTTCAGTCACACCCCTACACTGACGTATCACAAATCAAACAAAAGGGTGATTTCTCTTGTATTAACTTCTCTTGTGGTTACTACAATATGCATACCGCAAATGAGTTTGTTGTGGTAAAGGACGTGGAGGACGCTTTTAACTTGGCACTTAATGTGGTTAACGAATTGGGTTTTGAAAAGTACGATTACACTTACGTAAAACCTAACTACTCAAACTACGGTCAGGGTTCTTTGTTCACTAATTATCCCGATGATGATTACGATGATTATGAATACGACTACAAAGAGTCTGATTGGGTTGATGGTGACAACCACTACTTTCACATCGGTGAGGATGAGATTGAAATTGAGTCTAAGACTACTGGTGATGTAATCTCTTTGAACCTACGAGATATGGGTGAGTTGTATCTCCTTATTCGGGAACGTTTGTTGGAAAACGAGGAGATTTAAAAAGGGTCAAAAAGTGTGTAGTTGTTCAACAGTTTAATTATTGTTGTCAACTTCGCACTTCCCTTTTTTCTTTCACCGTTAGGTTTTATTAAATCAAAATTAATTTTTGAGTTCTTCGGGTTTACTCCGGTGAAAATGATTTGAGTTTCGTCTTCTGCAGTTTTTATTGGATAGGGTTGGTTTAATCCAAACTTTTTGTTGATGTAGTTTAATATACTTCTATACTCAGTTGCGTCAGTAACAACATCCTCATCCATTTCTAAACCTTCTAAAGTATTTTCCAATAGATTAGTCATATCACTATTAAACGAGTCATTAAACACATCCCAATCCTGATATTCGTATACCGCATCCATAAAATATGTGTCCAAGTCAACGTTTTGTTGGATTATGGTTTCTAATACTTGTTCCGCAGATAACTCTTTATTGTAATCTAAATTATCTTCATAGATATCGATAAGTTTATCAATACTGATTTTGTATTGACCAAAACAATCACCATCGTCAACCTTGGTTAATCCTATCTCATCATAAAGGTTACATATTTCATCTTCAATATGCTTTATAGCTCCTTCATGTATAGACCTGTCTTCCGATTCAGAATACAAATAACCAAAATCTTCATATAGTTTTGGTAATCGGTCTTTTATAAATTCCGACAATTTTACGTCCCAATCACCATCACGTTTAATTTCACTACCATCAAACGACTCTAACAACTCAGGTTCCATTATTTCAATAATAGAACGTAATATATCAATATGTTCAGGTGTTAATGAGTGAAGTGGGTAACCTTCTCTCATATCGTCATCAAATCGGGAAGAGTCATAAAAGAAATCACCATTAGGGTTTTCATACGCCCATAGATAATAACCTATCGCATCTTCACCGACCTCATCTTCCATAAAGTCCAAATAATTCTTAAGTTCGTTACTGAAATTAAAAATCGCGTTTTCACCATCAAACCTATCAAAGAAATGTGAAGTTAACGCCTCATACATTGCAATCTTAGGGTTACTTCTAACTTTCTTTAGGGTTTCGTAATCGTCACCCTGTTCAGTTAACTTTTGTATTTCTTCTTTAATTGGAGCAAACCTCTCCAACAAAAAAGCATATCTTTCACCACCATCCTGTTGGTTATATACCTCAGGAGTACCATTACCAAACGGTACCAAAAGAGCCATCTTACTGTATGTCCTATCTTGAGATTTTTTGTCTATGATATAATATAACTTACCTCTTGAGGTGTACTTGTTAAAGTAACTTTCGTCGTTTTCTGATGTCGTACACCACTGAGTACTTGCACCATAGTAACAAGAAGATTTGTGTGATAGAGGTCTTACAATTAAAAATCTATCGTTTTCAAATAGTTTTTCCGCCTCTTTTTTAATGTCCTTTTCCGTTTCAATACTTTCCAAATAATCGTCATAGTATGATACCAAAATACGTAAATCTTCATAGGTGTCAAAAGATGTAATATCTTTAGGTCTTAGTCGTATTTTTTCCTCGGATTTATCACTACTAAAATCACCATCAAGACCGACGGTATCTATAATCTTACTAACTTTTTCAGGAGACAACTTATCCACTATATCGTGATAAAATTTTAGTTGAACCCATAACGAACTCGCTAACGTAATCGGTGGTCTCCCTTGTAGATTACGAGGGGGGTTTTGTAACATTTCTATGAACTTTTTAATCGCCCACTCAGAATATTTTTTTGTTACACTTGGGTCGTTGTCTATAATTTGTTCTGCAACCTGTAGTACCTCGTCACCTAACGGCTCGAGTTGTGAACGAAATCTGTCTATTATTCGCTCTTTTTTACCCTCGTTAAGTACTTGTATTATATTCATCAATTATAAGCCGCACAAGGTATACCTCCACTGTCTTTAAATAAGTTACTACCACCTTGTTTAATTCTTTTTAAAACTATTTTATTTCTTCCACCATCACCACCAGACTCACTAACAATCTTTATACCCCATTCACCTAAAGTAGATGGAGGAGTCGGTGATGTTTCTGGTGGTTTTTCATAATTAAATTCAACAGCCAATTGTATAATACAAAATTTATATTGTTCATATTCATTTGGTGATGTATGTGGGTCCATGCCGTTAAACTTTCTATCACCATCTTTTTTATATGAACTAGGTTCTCCACCACCTGTTGAAAATAAGTTTGGTGATGGTGGATTTGGACCTGATGAACCGTCACCATTCCTACCGTTTGAGTTTAATGTAACCCCAACATTACCGATATCAGGTATGATAGAACCCAATTGATTTACAATATAGTTATACACACTTTGTACCCTTGCTTCAGATAGTTCTTTAAAACTCATTTGTTCTGCTTGACCTGTATTTCTGTATCTAGATGCGGATGTCCATATAGTAAACGGGTAATTTTTAATAGAACCATCAACCTCTACTTTGTCGGCTACCGAAACCGTAGCACCTGGATTTGACTCTAAAAATGTTTCAATCTCACTTCTAAAATTAGTTACCCAATCAACGACACCCTGTCCAACTTGTGTTGAATTGTTTGGGAATGGTTCTCCTTGTGTGTTTTTATTTATATTTGCCTGTAGTCTAACTGCAGGTATTGCCTCCTCTTCCTTACCTTCAGTTTTTGTTAAAGCACCTGGAGTTAATTTTATATATTTAATATTTTTTCTACATTCCCCCCAATCTGGTGAATTACTATCCTTTTTCTCAGGGTATTTCTTAATACACCAATCGGTAAAATACTGAATAAACCCTTCTTTATTTTCTTCAGTCATAGGTGGTACTTCTGCACTTGACTGTCTTTTTTCTTTACCTGATACTCTTTCACCTGATTTATAATCACCACTACTACAAGTACTTAATGCTGATTCGTTATAGTCAGGATTAAAAGAATCTTCACCTAATGAAAAACCAGTTTTAACTTGACCTAATCTATCTCCTTTTTGGTCTTCAATATTTCTTAATTCTTCAGACGATGAACGATATTTACTATCGTCATTAAAATAACTTTTAGGTATATAATTATAACTTGAGTATAGGTATTGACCTTCCACACCTCTTTTACTTGTAGGTGATTCAGGTAACTTATCAGGTTTTAATTCACTTATAGGGAACCTATATTTAAAATAATATTTTGGAGAACACACAAATTCGCTATCCGCACTCTCCCAATAAATTTTACTCTTATCATCTAATAAAGTAACAAATAATCTTTCGGTGGTACTTGTTTGTTCTAGAATTGTCTTTAATCCCATGATTTCCCTCATACGATTAACTTCACTCAAAATATTTCGTTTCATTATATTTTTTTTTATAAATAGTTTGTCAGATAAAAAAACTTCACTATATTTGTATTATGTATAAACTACTCATCATCCCTCTTACGTTAATTTCATTCACCTCAATTTCACAAATTACTTGGAATTGTTATACAGAAGATGAATACGGTAACACCGTAAAGATTGATTGTGACGGGCATATACCAACACCTGTCTTTACAGGAAATATTGATTCACTGTGTTGGGAAATGGAGAAACGGTTTGTTAATACTCTTAATGAATGGAGACGTAATCATGGTATCCACGAGTTAGAATATGATGATGATATGGAATCTCTACTAACAGTGCCACATAATGAATGGCAGGTTAATAAAGGTCTTATCGCGCATGGTGAGGATGGTCGTTCACTTTCTGAAATCTCACGTAGTCGTGGATTTACCGGTGTTGGAGAATGTGTAGCATACAATTATAGGTCTGATATGGGTGAGGTATCACAATTCTTCATTCAATATAAGAAAAGTAAACCACATTGGGAAATTTTAACTAGTACAGATTACCATTACATTTCTGTTTCTGTCCTATACGACCAAGAAAAAAATCGATATTATTCTACAGTAAATGTTCGTTGGTGAGTTGTTTTATTAAAGAATAATATTTATCTTTGTGGTGTTCTTTGAAAATATGGGGGCGTTTTTGGATTTGACTGGTACAGTCAGGCACAGAGTGCACGTAGTGAGAGGTTACCTATCACTTTAATCCACGGTTACAATTTTTATACGGCGACGTTATCGAAAACCTTCAGGCTGTCGGATTAGTCCGCACTGAAGAGGTTTACGCAGCCTAAGGCTCCGTTTACCGCAGGTCGGTCAGGACATATACCTATGAACAGAAGTCCGTTGTTGTGGTGGAGAAATGACTAAACCCTAAATTGAGTCATACATCTGTTGGTGGTAAATGATGTTAACTTGAACCACATATTTCGGATTGTTGAGAATCAATAATGACCTAAACGTGTAGTACTCTCTGTTTGGGGTATTCAGGACCTGGGTTCGACTCCCAGCGCTTCCACAAAAAAAATCCCCTAATTGTTTTGGCAGTTAGGGGATTTTTATTATCTTTGTAGGGTAATCATCACATAAACATCACCACTATGACTCAAGAAGAAGTAATCAAAGAAGTACAGAACTACGAAGGAACCAACAACTTCATGAACTCACTCAAGCGAGGTCTGAAGAAATACGGTTCCCTCACCGAAAACCAAGCAGCGGCAGCCATTCGTGTTATCGAAGGTGCTCGTCGTCACGAACAATCACAAAAACGTATTGACATCAAATTGGTTGGTGATACCATTAAGATTGGTCGTAAAATTGCTCTCGGAATCAAAGAAGAATACGGATTGGATTTCCACCCCATCCTCGTGGATGTCACCGCGGTAACCGCAATGACTGACCGAGCACTCCGACTCAAAGGTAAGTTGACCAAAGAAAATGGTGGAGTATGTCGTTGTTGTGGGAAAACCCTGACCGACGAGATGTCTCAGGTTACCGGTATTGGTCCAGTATGTGCAAAATACGTTGGTGTGGAACACCCAAAATCTAAGAACGATGTGGAAAAGTTCAAGGAGGATATGTCAAATAAAATTGACGAAATTGGTGAGTTTGAGTTTTGGATTCCCAAACGAGCCGTCATCAAGTGGGACGGAATGGGAGGTGTTATGTTGAGAATGTGAAAGAAGGGGGTTATCCCCCTTTTTTCATTTTTTATGATATTTATAGTAATAAACTATAAAATTATTTATCATGCAAACAGCAGAATTAAAAAGTTTAATTAGACACGCATTAACTGCGATTGGTACCTTGTTGGTGTTGACAGGGTTAAACAAATTCATTCCCTTAGTAGATTATTTAACTGATAATTTGGACACGACCTTTCAAGCGATAGAGGTATTAATTGGTGTTGTAATAACGGTTTTCGGTTTCTTACGGAACAAAGACCGTTTCAAACAAGTTGCCGAGTCCGCCAAGTAAAAGATGAATAAAGTTAAAACCCCCGACCACAAATCGGGGGTTTTTCTTTGACATATAAAATAAATTATTTTATTATTAACAAAAAAACTATTATGAATAATGTCTTAGTATTAAATGCGGACTTCTCCCCATTAAACATAACATCTCTTCAAAGAGGGTTTGTTTTGGTGGATAAAGGTAAAGCGGAGATAGTAAAGAAAGGTGAAAAAGACATAGTAACGACGATAGGTAATTTTGTTAGACCTGTTATTATTAGATTATTAAATTATATTAAATTTAGACCCACAAACTTAAAGGTAAGTAGAAAAAGAATCTTCAAAAGAGACAAGTCAACGTGTCAATACTGTGGTTCCAAAAAACATTTAACAATAGACCACGTTATGCCTCGTTCTCGTGGTGGCGGTAATACCTGGACTAATTTGGTTACTTGTTGTTCGGGATGTAATGTTTACAAAGGAAACAGGACCCCAAAAGAGGCCGGTATGAAACTTATGTCACGCCCGTATGAGCCCTCTATATTCTCCTCTGTCTTATATGAAGAGGCTGAGGATATATGGACAGATTTTAAAAATTCATTCAAATCTTATTAAACATTTTTAACTATTTATAGGTATAAGTTCTTCAATAAACGTTAAACCTATAAATTAAATGATTTTTAAATACTTAAAACAGACACTCAGTGTCTTATTCTTACTTCCTGTGCTCTTTTTTAGTGCAGAAGTAAAATCACAGTGCGATGTTTTTATAGAACCTGGCTCTGTAAATGTGATAGACAACGGTAGTGGTGTTAAATTTGAGTTTCAAATAACAAATAACTCAGGTGTAGATTGGTATGGTGACGATTTAAAGTTATTTTGGTCACTCAATTCAAGTGTACCTATATGGAACATCGACTACACCGATAATACTGCTTCACCACCTATTGCTGATGGTGAAACACGAACAATAAAAACCCCATGGTTTGATTTTCCTAACCTACCTTCTTGGTTTCCTGAAGACCCAGGACCTGGTGGTGCGTTAGACGATAACTGGGTGGAAGCTTACGAATGGCCGTATTGGTCGGTAACTCCTAATGGTTTTGATGGTACGTGGTCACAATTTAACCTTAGATTAGGAAGTTGTGGATTGGCCGATGGTGCGTGGGTTTATAATTCAGATGGTACACCATATTACGGTCCATTTGATAGTGAATGTCCTGATGTAAATGAAGATGCGTTATGTGATTGTGACGTGGATTTTATCGGATTTGACCCAGTAACATATGACGCTAGTATCGCAGTTATATCTCATTGGAACTGTGGTCAACCTCTAAATAGTGGTTCTCAGTCCGCGGAAATGGACCATGTAAATATGATACAAATTGGTGCTCATATACCAGGTTGGGATTACAGTTGGGGTTGTACCGCGGCTGAATATCATGTTGGTTGGACATGGGATAATCCGATACCTGGTTTTAATGAATATTATGCTGGTGACACAATTAACTATAATTTATTTAGTGATGAAACAACCTATGACGATTGTTTTGAATCTTTGTTACAGTCAGATACCTTATCATCGTGTTTAGAGGTAGTTCTGTGGCAAATAAATTACTCCCAAACCTATCATATGGGTGATTTTCCTGACGGGTGGGCAGCAACTTGTGGTACATGTAATGACCAAACACAAATGTATCCTGACATTTCTATGAATTTAAATTCGTTAAATGTATGTGAAGCACCACCACCTTTATATCCAGGTTGTATAGACCCTGAAGCGGAAAATTATGATGAAACTGCAGATTTTGATGATGGTTCATGTGATTACCCACCTATTTTTGGTTGTACAAACCCTGTCGCTTGTAATTATGATTCTAACGCAACACAAAATGACGGGTCTTGTGTAACTTGTGAAAATACCTATGAAGAAGGAGTTGCAGGTTGTGGACAAAGTACATGGGAATGGTATATCACTCTTTTTGATTGTAACCCAGGGTGTACTGACCCCTCAGCATCAAACTACGACCCTGAAGCCGAAAACGATGATGGTAGTTGTGAATATCTATCTCCTGATGCAGGCGCTAAGGTTAACACTTTAAACACTCTTTGTATTGATGGTCAACCATCTAATTTGGTTAATATTGTAGTGAGTAATTTCAACACAGGAGGTTTTAACGCTACAGATACTTTATTTAATTATTGTGTAGAAGTACCTGAATTAGGTCTTGATAGTTGTTTAAATGGTTATTTGTTTGGTGGTAGTTGGATTGAGCCAGGTGGGGGTCAAATGATATGGCCAAATGTATATATACCTGATACAATACCTCAAATAACTGTAAATGTTTATTATGCTGAGGACGAAATAGAAGAGTATAGTTTTAATAACACATTTGTTTATCAAAACATATTTCAAGACACTGATGTTTGTATTATACCAGGTTGCACTGACCCCGAAGCTACTAACTACGACCCTGACGCAACAGAAGATGATGGGAGTTGTGACTACTTTATTGATTTATCAATAGATAGTTTAAGTATAAATGAATTCTGTGATGAATTTACCCCTTACTGGGTACCAACAATACATCTATCTAATTTAAGTAATCAGACTATAGATGAATATTGTATTAAAGTACAAGTATTAGGTCAAACAAATGACACTTTATGTTTTAGTGGTACCGATTATTCGTTACCACCTTTTGGTACTCTTTCTTTTGATTGGCCGAATCCAATATATTCATATGGTACAATTAGTGTCCACGTATTAGATGTTAATGGTGAAAATCCAAGTCCTTTAATAGGTTATGGATTTGATGATAACTTATCTAATAATACTTTAGTTGTTGGGTTATCCAGTTTTACTATTAATTGTGATGTGTTAGGATGTACTGACGATACAGCAAATAACTACAATCCTGACGCCAACGTAGATAACGGTTCTTGTACTTATGATATTACAGAATTAACTTATGTCGGTGCTGAATGTTTTGTGGATTGTGATGTAGATGGACCTTATTGGTATGTGGTCACGACTTGGACAAATACAGGAAATGTTGAAATAACTGATTTTTGTTCAGAATGGGACGTAACAGGAGGACAGGGTGATGACATAATGTGTTTTAACGGTAGTCTATTACCTGGTGATACAACATCTCTTCAGTATGGTCCTTACAATGTTGATGTAGGTCTTATTGCATGGGCTTATGTGACAGAAATAAATGGGGTCACGTTTAACCCCCCATTAGAAAATTATGAAACATTATATTGTTTTGGTGAAGCTCAAGCAAGTTGTGTTTATGGTTGTATGGATGTGACGGCTAATAACTATAATCCTGATGCCGATTTTGATGATGGTTCTTGTACTTATGATGTCTTAGGTTGTACTGACAATACTGCGAATAACTACAATCCTGACGCTAACGTAGATGATGGTTCTTGTACTTATGATGTATTAGGTTGTACTGACCCTGACGCTGAAAATTACAACCCTG